AAGGTGTGGATGCGTCTGCCGGAGTGCATGACACAAGCAACACGACACGGCACCACGGAGCCCTTCCGCCGGCCCTACAGCGCCCCTCTCCACCGTGCCCGCGGCCATTGCGCCGGCGCTCACATTGCGCGTTTAATAACACCATACAACACTAGTCATCATTAGTTGTGGTAGTTTTTCTGGTGCGATACAAAAGCTGCCGGCACAGAGAGACGGTCCAATCCAAGGGGGGGAGGGGGTTCGGCTTCCTCTGGAAACTTTAGCTGCAACTCATCCCCCCATCTGAAAATTTTCCCCACAAATGCGCCCTCTCCGCACTGCGCACGCACACTTCGCACTGCGCACTTCGCACCTTGACGCTGCGCCTGCGAGTGCTGTATGCCTGTCCCCGGACTGCCCTGCTGGTGCCGGGTGTGTTCAATTATTATACACTCCGTAGAAATGAAAGTCGTATTTACTGTCACAGAAAAACAAATTAAGGAGCGCGATGGCGCTGGTTATGATTTGGCCAAGTACACGCTTGGCGTCGATTATGTGGTGCGGAAGGCGTTTAAAGGTGAGCGCAGGATGTTCCGCAAAGACATACTTGGCAACATAACCGCACATGAGCCTGATCATGTTGGTAAGTCCACCGATATAGTCGCGTTAAGTGACGATATGCCGACACATATCGAGTTAAGTGTCGTTGATCCCAGTCTTGTGGAGCACAAGCAGAACAAGCCGCCGATCATAGTGCAGGTGGCTGAGCCGGTCATGCAGAGACCGACGAGCCTGGATGGGGCCGTGAGAACGGCGAAAGTGGTCAAGAAGCACGCGAACCAGCGCTGGGTGGACACGGACACACTTGGCCGGGTGTTTGTTGGGGAGAAGGGCAACCAAATCAGGTTGCAGCAACTTATCCCGGTGAGAAATGGGAGTCTTTTCCTTGGAAAGGCTTCGTAACCTCACTCACTCACTCTCTTACTCACTCACTCTCCGACTGTTTCCCTTTCGGTCCCTCTGACGGAACCTTCAGGGAAACCATACTTCCGGTAAGCTAGAGTCCGGAGTCTGAGCATAGTACCCCCAAGACTGAGCGTTAGCCGCCTAGAATTGGGGGTGTGCTCAGATCGTTTGGAAACTATACTTCCGTATAAGTGTCACCGTCGCGTCGCATCCACAGTCTGAGATCATGGCTACCCGTTCAAATTCTCATTGGCTCTATCGCGGCCTTGACTGTGCAGCACTCTCAAGTTCTTGGACACTTGAGATTTTTAATTCCGGTCAAGAGGGATACCGGAAACCATGTCTTCGCCTGTGGCTCCATCTTTCAGGTTGACCAGAGGGTACGCGGCGTCCTTATGTTAGGAAGCGAGGTGAGCCTCGCCAAAAAAGCGCACGATGTCAACACCTGAACCACAAAAAGAGCAACTCATCCAAAAGATCCTCAAGTTTCCACTGGTTGAGCATCCTTTGCTGCCGACTCCCAACGAGGAGCAGCGGCGCACGATGATCGAGAATGTCGGCCCGGAGGAAGTGATGCGACTGTTCCTGATGCGCGAACAGAGGGTGCGGGCAGAGCTGGCAGATCCTCACCGGTATGGGACGGAACTCTCGGCTTGGAAGGATGCGGATGACTTGATGAACAGAAGCTCGGAGCTGCTCATCCTTGGAGGCAACCGGGCTGGGAAGACTGAGTACGCTGCCAAACGGATTGCCCAGGCTTTTGTGGGGGCGGATCTCAACGGCTTTGCTCCGGACTGGGTGAAAGAGAAGTTCAGTAAGCGTGGCCTCAACATCTGGTGCCTACACACGACCAACATGACGAGTGTGTCTATGCAGCAGAATGTCTTTCACAAGTACCTACCGACCGAACTTAAGGAGGCCAAGCGCAGTAAGACCACCCAGGTGAGTTGGACCCAGAAGAACGGTTTCTCCGACAACACTGCGGTGTACAACGGCAACCAGATCTGGTTCCTCAACTACGCTCAGGACATTAAGGTTGTCGAGGGTGGTGAAGTGGACTTTGTGTGGTGCGACGAGCTTGTGCCCGCGGATTGGCTGGAGACCTTGCGCTACCGTCTTGTCACTCGGAACGGGAAACTACTCGTCACCTTCACTCCGATCCTTGGGTACACGCAAGTGGTTAAGGAATTCATTACGACTGCCCGGATTAAGACTTGGAAGGAAAGTGAACTACTGCCCAACAACAATGTCATCGGTGTGCCCAAGGGACACATGCCCTACACGGCAGAGGGAATTTACGGGAAGCACGGCTGCATTTGGTTTCACTCGAAGCTGAACCCGTACAACAACTGGGACCGGATGTGCCAGACGCTCAAAGGTCGCAGCACCCACGACATCAAGATCCGTGCTTACGGTTGGGCAGAACAAACTGCCGGCTCCCAGTTTCCCATGTTTGGAGACAACAACATCTTTACCGACAGCGTCACCGAACGGGCGCCGGACGGGACCAACTACATGGTGGCAGATCCTGCTGGAGCCCGAAACTGGTTCATGCTCTGGGCCAGGGTGGACGCCCATGGTACGATCTGGATCTACCGTGAATGGCCGGATCCAAGCTACGGTGAATGGGCGCTGCCCAGTGACAAAGCGGACGGCAGACCCGGACCTGCGCAGAGGAGCGGTGCTGGCCGCGGAGTGAACGAGTACACTGAACTGGTTTGGTCTTTAGAAACCCATGCTGACAAACGCGAGGAGATTGCGGAGCGCTACATCGATCCAAGAAGCGCAGGAACGGAAGCTACAACGAAGGAAGGTGGCGTTACGCTGCTGGACCTTCTTTTGGAGGCTTCTGAGCCACTGTATTTCATACCTGCCGCCAGTGTTTCAGTGGATGAACGAGTTTTGATTATTAACGACCTTTTGTGTTATGATCGAGATGCAGATGTTGATATAAAAAATAATCATCCGCGGTTGATGGTGCATGAGAGTTGCCAGAACCTAATTTACTCGCTGAGAGAGTGGACCGGACACGATGGCCAGAAGGGAGCCTGCAAAGATCCGATTGACGCTTTGGGGTATTTGGTTGTAATGAAACCTAGTCACACAACCTTTTCTCGACAGGATTGGCAGAAATTAAGTCACTGCGGTTCTTACTAAGTTTATGCTCAACACCAACACTGATGTTTTGGCAATTGCCTCCAAGAATCCTCATGTTGGGGAGCTTTTGAGCGAGTACAACCGGGCGATGATCAACTCCTCGCAAGGGAACCTGGTCACTAAATTCGACAACATCCGCTTCTGTCGGTGGCCCGGACAGACCGACGACGGCAAGAAACACTCTGAAAACCGGCCCAACGGAGAACCGGCGTGGCCTTTTGAAGGCGCCTCGGATGTGCGCACGCGACTCATCGACGCGACTTGCAACGAACTTACGACTCTGCTCGTAAACGCCTTCCAAAAGGCCGAACTTAAAGCCGTTGGGACAGAGTTAAGCGATATGTCGATATCCTCGATTGGGACGACGCTTTTGCACTGGATTCGCGACTCCAAGATGCCGCAGCAGCTCTACAAAGAGGCTACTTTGGCTGCCCAGTACGCTCTCCAGTACGGCTGGAGTGCTTTCTTTGTGGGTTGGCAGCAGAGTATCAGCAAGCGCACTCAGACCATCACGATGGATCAGGTGATGGCTTTGGCCCAGCAGTCTGGGAGCCAGGTGCTGATGGAGTTGCCGCAACTGATTGCAACCGCTCCGGAACAGGCTGCGGACATCATGCAGACTGCTATCCCGTCATTAAAGGCAAGTGACGCCAAACGGATGGTGCGTGAGTTGGCAGAGACAGGTGCTACCTCGATGGACGAGGAGTATGTCAGCCGCAACCTTCCTGAGATTGTGGCACTCAAGCCTTGGGATGAAATCATCTTCCCGCCGGAAACCGCGGATTTGCAGCGTTCCCGCGTGATTTTTCGCCGGACTTGGATGTCTGAGGTTGAGTTGCGTGAAAAAATCACGACTGAAGGCTGGAATCCAGCCTGGGTGGAACGGGCGTTGCAGCAGTTGGGTAAGTCCAGCAGCTACTACAACATCAACCTACTCCCAACGACCACCATGATGGTTTACAACGGTGTGAACTACATGAACATGGTCGAGGTGGTGTACTGCTACACCAAAAGCCTTGATGGCAACGCGCCGGCCATCTACTACACGGTTATCTGCCCGCAGGCAGCCTCCAACCGCACCGAAGACAGTTCCTCTTGGGCGATTCACGAACGGTTGGATTACGCGCATGGCGAGTATCCTTTCGTGGAGTTTCGCCGCGAGCAGATCCGCCGCGCAATCACAGATACCCGCGGGATTCCGGAGCTTGCGAGCACTGATCAGGATGAAATTAAGGCGCAGCACGACTCGATTCGTGACCACACGGCATTCTCGACGCTGCCTCCCATCAAGGTGGTCAAGCGCATCGGTGCCATCAACAAGGTGGGACCAGGTGTGTCGCTGCCGGTGACAAACCAGAACGACTACACCTTCATGGAGCCTCCAGCCCGGGAGCCCACTGTAGCGTTCAACTTGATCCAACGGGTGGAGCAGCAGCACGCGGCCTACTTTGGCACAGGCAACCCGAATGTGATGCCCATGACCACCCAGTTGCTCCAGCAAGCACTGGTCAACTCATGGCTCCTGTCATGGCGTTCCGTGTTCCGCCAGATGTTCTCCTTGTGCTGTCAGTATATGCCCGCGGAGGAGATCTACCGGATTACGGGCGGAATGTTGCCACAAAACATTTCTGAGATTCACAACGAATTTGACATTAATGTCCGCTTCGATGTGTTGAATCTGGACAAGGAATACATCGCTCAAAAGGTGGATTTCCTCACCAAGATCAAGCAGATGGACACTGGTGGCGTGCTGAACGCCAATCGCATCACTGAGATGCTGATTCAAGCAATTGCCCCGGAAATGGCTTCTGAGCTTATTCTTAACCAGCAGCAGGCTTCTCAGAAGATGTTTAAGGATGTTCAGAGTGATATTGGGATGATGCTTCTGGGCAATGAAGTGCTGTATCAGGAGAACGATCCCGCGGCGCAGACTAAACTGCAATTCACTCAGCAGGTGATGCAGAACAATCCCAAGGCGCAGGCTGCACTCCAGCAGGACGAGAATTTCCAAGCACTCTTTGAGAACTACTTAAAGAATCTCCAAATGAGCGTCATGCAGCAGCAGAACGCGCAGATTGGCAGGCTTGGAGTGACTCCGGTGCAGCAGCAACCCGGGCAATAACATGACACAAAAAGAACGCGCAGCTTACGGCTTTTCTGGAAAAAACATCCTGTGGGATCAAGTCATCGAAACGATTCAACACATTCAGGAACAAATGTGGATGGGCGCAATCCGCGGAGATATTCGCGGAGAAGATCGTGTTCATGCCTGCGGACAAGCTGATGGCGTAAACTTGGTTTTCTCCACACTTTTAACTTTGAGATCTGAGGCTTTAAAATTAAATGGCTTGACAGAAGAAAAAGATTTGGCATAACGCCAACAACGGGCCTTCCAGCGTTTCTGGATTGTAAACAAAAGGAACTTGCGACCTTAACCGCATGACTGAAAACGAATCACAGCCTGATGCCGGGAATCAGGAGGCAGAACAAAGTCCCGTTGCTCAAACGAAACTCGGTTTAATGGATGAAAGAGATCTTAGTCATCTCTTGAAATCCAGCTTCCTTAACGAGGAGGAGGCAGCTCCGGCCACACAGGAGCAGGAACCGGAACAAGCGGTTGATGCCTCAAGTGAGGATGATCTCCCTGCTGACGACGATTCCGACCAAAGCGAAAGCAGTTCTTTGACCAAGGGTGTTCAGAAGCGCATCAACAAATTGGTTGCTGCGAAGAAGGCCGCCCAGGCTGAACTGGAAGAGCAGAAGGCGCGATTGACGCAGCTTCAGCAGGAACTTGAGTCTGCAAAGACACAGGCGCCTGTGAAACAGCAAGACCTTTCCGACTTTGTTGATGCTCTTGAAACACCGGATCAGGTGAAACAAGAGTACGACAAGGCGATTGAGGTGTTGATGTGGTGCGAGGACAATCTGGACGGTGGAGTGATTACGATGCCTGACGGCAGCGAACAAGAACTCTCCGACAAGGATGTTCGAGCGATGAAGCGAGTGGCTTTGAAGCGCAAGGAAGTCGAACTTCCTGCACGGATGAACTACCTGCAACAGCAGGCACAGGCAGACGCGCAACTGAAGAGCGATTTCCCATGGTGGGGCAAGCACGACACTGAGGAGTACCAAGTGGCTCAACAGGTTATTCGTGACTTTCCTGAGCTTAAGAAACGCAGGGCAGACTGGAAGCATCTGACTGGGTTGGTGGTGTTGGGAGCCAAAGCCTATGCCGACATGAAGGCAAAGACCAAGGCGCCACAGCAACCGATCCGCAGGGCTCCCGCTCAACCTGGTGTTACGAAAGCACCACCGGCGTCTGCATCCAGTTCCGACACATCAAAGATCAAACAACAGTTCGCAAGATCTGGTGGTGATCGCGATGGATTGACTGACTTAGTAAAAGCAATGAACTTTGTATAGTTCGTTTAACCTCATTTGTTTATATGGCTACTCTACTCGAACCTAACCTCTCTGGCCGCGGTAAACGCGAAGACCTCATGGACATGATTGCCTTGGTTGACGCCAAGGACACTCCGTTCACCTCGATGGCTCGCAAGGGCTCCAAGCCCGGGAATATGTTCTTCCGCTGGCAGTCCGACAGTCTTCCCACTCCTCAGGTGGGTGGCACTCCGGACGGTGTGGATGTGAACCTCTCCACCGGAGTTGACAACTATGTTGTTGGCTACCGTGCGGAACTTGCGAACTACGCGCAGATCTTCCGCCGCGCAGTCCGTGTGTCCAAGCTCACGCAGGACATCGCTGATGTCGCTGGTGTGCGTGATGAACTGGCGGACAATGTCGCCAAAGCAATCACCGGGATTAAGCGTGACATGGAAGTCACGATGACCTCCAATCAGGTTTCTCAGCTTGACACTGGCAACCAGACAACCCCTTACCGCACGGCCGGGGCTCAGACTTGGATCAGCAATGCTGGTACTGGCACGCCTACTCCCGGGGACATCCCTTCCATCTTCCGTACTCCGACGACCTCGATCATCGGTTCCGGAACGGCGTTGGGCACCAGCTTGACTGACTCTGTTGTGCAGGGCTTGCTCAAGTCCGTGTTCGACCAGACCGGTCACTTCACCAGCTTCGATTGCATCGTTGGCACCGACCTCAAACGCGCCTTCACTGGCCTGCTTGGGACGACCAGCTTGACCACCACGACTGGTGTTGGTGTGACTGGAGCGGGTGCTACGAAGATTCAAACCTTCCAGCGTGACGCTGCCGCGGACACCTACATCCAGAGCTTGGATGTGTTCCAGGGTGACTTCGGCACGGTTCGCTTGCATCCGACGACCTTCATCGGCACGGTTGCTGGCTCTCCGTTGTCTTGGACTCCCACGCCTTTCAAAGGCTTGGTGCTGGACATGAACCTGATTGAGATCCGCTACGGCGGAAATGTCGCTCAGGTGACTCCGCTCACCGACAACGGTGGTGGCCCTGGCCGTCTGGTTGAGGCTGTTGCTGGTCTGGTTGTTGGGAACCCGCTGGGTCTCGGCAAGTTCGACTACAACGCTGCTTAGTAGTTCTACTAACGCGACACCTGCTAAGGACCGGGACACTCGGTCGAGTAAGTGGTGTGACTAATAGGAGAGACTATTTCTTTCCTCCAATTGGAGAGCGACACCTGCCGGTGGCTCCATGCCGCTGGGCTTGATTTGGCGAAAGCTGGTTGAGTTAGTGGTGTGACTGCCGGGAGAGTCCGGCACGTTTTTATGACAGTCCTGCCAACTCCAATAATTCCACAATTAATCGAACGCTACACCGGCGTACAGGCTCCAGCCAATCTGGTTGCCTTGGCTAACAGAAAGCCTGCCAGCAGCGGGCCTGAAGGCACAAACGGGTCAGCCATGCCGCCGGATAAGATCAACCCCTACAGTGGCATCTATGACGCTCAGGGGCGACTTCCTCAGATTCCTGCACCCGGCACAATCTTCATGGCTCGCGTATGATCAGCATTCCCGAAAACCTCGTTGGTCAACTTGAGAAGGAGCTTCGTGCTGGATGGGAGCGCAACAAGATCGAAGCCAAGATTCAGGCGAAACAAAACGCTCGATTCAATCAAGAGCGGCACAAGTCTGTTGAAGGTTTGGGTCAAAAGATTGCAACGATTCCGCTGACGGCTTATCACTTTTGGGGGCAAAAACTGGGATACGGATGTTGGGATAGCAAGGCGTTTATGAACGAGTTTTTGCGTGACAATCCAGAGTGTCGCGTGAATAGTGGCGGAACCAAAGAGATTCAAGTTGGTTGGACTCCACCCAGTAAATGAAGACCGTACCGTTCAGCGCACTTTTGGCCGAGACCTGCCAGCTTATCGGGCTTGACCGAAACACGCTGAATGACAAATCGTTTGCTGCCATCCGCGATTTCACGAATCGCCGGTTGAGCATGATATGGGATCGTGAGGATTGGCCGGATATCCAGCAGATCGTGCAGGTGTGGCCCGGGGCGCCCATCACCAATGTGGTTGCCGATCCTATTGAGCTTTTGACAGAAGCCGGCAACGAACTGCTTCAAGAAAACGGAGCCACTCTGTACGAGCAAAACGCCGAGAATACGATTCCGGTTGTCATCACGCTTGATACGAATGCTCCGCGGATTTACCTGCGCGACTTTACGGAGAATGCCTGGCAGCAGGGGAAGATTGGCGAGAGTTACATCAACATCATCAATCCGTTTTGGATTCTGCAAGAAGACGGTTCTTTGACAAGTGCAGGTGCCCAGCAGTACCAGTTCACCTACACGACCGCTGACGACGCTACGGATCCGTACATCACCAGCATCACCATTCAGTTGCCTTGGTGTACACCACAGTGGACTGCCATCAGCGGCAGCACAATCGAGTTCATCAACAACCAGCAGCCGGTCGTTGTTGTGCAAGGGCAGGCAATCGGAAGCTGGAACGGAGATCCGCGGCAAGGCACTCGTTTCCGGCACGATGACTTTATTGTCGAGAATATGCCGGAGTTGGATGTGTCGCCTACAACGACATATCAGGCATTCAACCAAGAACTGTTTGTGCTCCGGTTTCGCAACTTCGCAACCAAGTTTGTGATGCTGCGTCAAACCGCTCCGTACCTGACTGGCACACGCTACGATGCCACACTGGGGTACACCGCTGGCGCCCAGGTCTACTATGACCTGTCACAAGGCAGCTCTGCGTACTTGCCGCCAAACAAGAACCTTCCAGTGCAGGGCAACTTCTGGAACGCAATTGCGTCTGTAGCGATTGGTGTGGCTCCTGCAAATCCCAGTTTCTTCTGGAGCCTTGTGCAAATTCCCTTCCGCTTCAAAGGCTATCTGGTCAACTCTGTTGCTGCAGACTTCCTCCGTTCAGAAGGCCGGGCTCCTGAGGCTGATGCTCTTGAAGGCATGGCTGAGTTTGCAGTGCAGCAGCAGATTGATGTGCTGATTCGTCAGCAAGGTCAGATCCAGCGGATGAACATGGTTTACACCTACTAAGATGATCACCAAGTTTATCAGAAAACGGAATCCTGATCCTGCAAAGGCGTACAACAACAATTTTGCGCGGATTCAAGTGTCTGGCAAAAGCCAAACATTTAAGTTTAAAAAAACAGTTCCACCTAGCACTGGAGTCGATTACATTACGACCGAAGCTGGATTTCAACTGACCACAGAAGGCGGCGACAATTTGATCACTGGTTAATATGGGCGACAAAATATCTGCACTTCCATCGGCAACTTCCGTTGACGGAACGGAGCTTGTTCCGATCGTTCAAGGTGGCGCCACCAAGAAAGTCACCGGCCTCATTCTGCGCAATCCTGCTGGTGCTGCTGGTGGTGATTTGACTGGGAATTATCCGAATCCAACACTCGCTGCCATTACGACCGGCCAGGTTGCCATTGGATCTAGTTCTGTGATCCCAGTGATTACCACGGACGCCAAAGGTCGCGTCACTGCGCTTGCGACCGCAGCGAATCCTGCGCTGACGACCAATCAGATTTCTGGCTTGTCCACAGAGGCAGGAGCAGCA